TACCAAAGGCAAAAAAACTGGATTTCCAAATGTTAGAACTCAGTCTAAAAATCCTAATTTTTTATTTACAATAAACGATGTTCCACCTTTAACAAACCAACAAGTATCACCTAGAAATCATTTTACATCTTTGTTTTATGGACAAAAATTATCAGAAAACCCTGAATTAAAACGAGTTATGTCAGATTATTTAGATTACGTTGTTATGAACAGAAAAAATCAAAAAATAAATGCAACTAAATATGCAGATACATTAAATAATCCTTTGTTGTCTCAAGTAAAAAATTTATTAGAAAATAATAGATTAAAAGGTAGTGGACAAGACAGATTTTTTTCAAGTCAATTTGATAATTATAAAAAATATAAACAAAAATTTAGAACCAATAGTTATGTTCGAGATGTAAAAAAAATAGAAAAAACTTTAGGTAAGAAAAAAATAAAAGAGATAACAGGAACAGACGGTATTCTAAAATTTATGAATAAAGAAAGAATCGCTTTAAAAAAAATTTTTGATTACACTCCTCTTAATAAATTATTTAAAGTTAAAAATGTTAATAACTCACTAGCTTACAGCACTGAACATGTTCTTGGAATTTCTAATATTGCTAAAATAAAAAATAAAAAAGAAATGGCTAAATCTTTAAACATGATAACAGGAATGACTGCAAAAAGAAACGCACAACTAGGAAGACAAACTTTTAATACTGTTAGATCAAGATTAATTAATAATATTGATACATCAAAAGATCCTAAAATTAAAAAAGATAATTTGGATAAATTAAATAAATTAATTGCAGAAAACACAGATATAAAAGGAAAAGCTGGATCTATTGTTAATGGTAAATTTAAATACAACGATTCAATATTTAAACAAAATCAATCACAGAAAAAAAGATTTTTTAATTATTTTAAAGAAATATACAACATACCAGAAGGTAGAGCAGAAATGTTAAAGCAATCTACAAATAATCCACAGCTTGCAAAAATAGTTTCTGTATTAGAATCTAATAAAAAAGGAGGGGTGTACTCTTTCCCTGCACAATTAGAAAACATAGAGGTGCCAAATTCAGTCTCTAGAGCTTTAAATATTGCAGGAAAAGTTGTCAAAGCTGCAGGAAAAGCAACTGGAATTGTAGAGCCTGCTTTTGCTTTATATAATCTATCTGAAGCAGTAGACAAAGGGGCCTCTCTTGGTCAGTCAACTGAATATGTAGTTGGTAAATTTTTTGAAGACGTTGTTAATTTACCAGGACTAGCTTATGGAGGAGCTAAGTATGCAAAACAAAAATTATCTGGAGAGGACGCAAAATTTGAACTACCTTACGAAGCAACATTTGCCAGAGATAAATTGCAAACAACTATAGATCAAACAGACCCAGAAGTAATTGAAGCAAGATTAGCACAAAGAGATTTTGATACACAAATTTTACCAAGTTTAGCTATGGTTGACGACATGGAAATTCCTGCATCAAAAGAAGAAATAGATGCGGCTCGAGATAAA